AATTGACCAGTGCTTCCAGCTTCTCCAACCCTAGTTACATATTGTCCAGCACTTGATGGAGGTGTTTCAACAATCGCACCTGCAGATGCTGCGGATAAAAAATATTGGTCACCTGTATTTAAACCAGAAGTTGCAACTATCCCAGCAACAATAACTTTTACTGACTGTCCAGCAGTTTTAGTTGTCTCTGCAACTCCTGCTACACAGGCTTTATCAAAAGTATCATTTGCAATTGCTTTGCCTACTTGTCCATCACTAGCTCTTGAATATAATGCATCACCTTGATTAACATTTTCGAAACAAGTAGTTTCGTATCCAGTAACCTTAAATACTGTCTGACTTGGCATTGTAGATTTTAAGTCAATTAATGCCTCTGTTAAACCTTGAGCATTTGGTTGATAAGGTATGTAATTTTCTACACTAGACATTAGCTTAATTTAATAGGTGGTTCAATTCGAATAGCAAATTGTGTTGCTGTAGATGCTTCTCCAACTCTTACAACAGCCTGACCAGCACTAGATGGGGGAGTTAATGTTATTGCCCCAGCTGTAGATGGAGATAAGAAATATAAATCACCTGCATCTAAACCACTCATAGTCTTTAAACCAATAACAATAACTTTTACCGTTGCAGAAGCACTAGCATCTGCATTTGCAAATCCAACTACTTGAGCATTTTCTTGTAGACCATTCGATGCACTAGCTTTACCTACCTGACCATCACTAGTTCTCATATATAAAGCATCATTTTCACTAACATCTTCAAATGCCGTAGCATCAAATCCAACCTGTAATGGAGCAAAAGTAGGAAACCCTTCTTTTAAATCTATAACAGCATCAACTAAACCTCTATAATTAGGCTCATATGGTTGACGAGTCATCGTAAAACTATTTGCTATCATCAAGTCTCTAAGGACAGCTATAGCACCC